CGTGCTCCAGGCGCTGTTTGGCCGGGGCCGCCGCCTGCTCCTGCTCCCCCGCCTCGGCGGCCCCGGCCACCCCGCGGTCCTCTACCTGCCCATGATCGGCATTGGTGTGGCCTGGGCTTCTATTACGGGCGTGCCCTACATCATGGCCATTGAGATGATCCGCAAGGAGCGCCGAGGCGTCTACATGGGCGTTATCAATATGATGATCGTCATCCCCCAGTTCATCCAGACCCTCACCTTCGGTCCCATTTACAAGCACCTGCTCGGCGATCACCCGGTCAACGCCATGCTCTTCGTCGCAGTCTTCCTCGTCATCGCCGGTCTGCTCATCGAGTGGATCGACACCGTCAAGGACGCGGACCCGCGGGTGCGCGCCGCCGCCCCGGGGGTTGCCGCCCCGCCCGGGGGCCGTTCCTATAGGAGGTGACGACATGCCGCAGTGGGCAGGCTGGGGTCCCGGCAGCGAGGTGCTCCTCGCCCGCGTCGATTACGACGCCCAGTACCGAAACATTGTCAAATGGCAAAATTTCAAGCAAATCGACGCCTACCTGCACCGCAAAGGCGGCAAATCGCTCACTATCAACAAATTCACACCCCTCACTCAGCAGCAAACGGTGAGGCTGGACATCCCCTGGCCGCAGGCGATGCAATTCAACTACGTCCGAGTGCGCGACCCGAAGCTCTCCAACCTCCATCCGAAGGACGATGACGTCCGCGTCTACTACTATTTCATCAACGACATCGTACAGGTCGCGCCCGACACGATCGAGCTCGCCCTACAGCTCGACGTATGGACCACCTATTGCTGGAACGTCCGGCTGCGCACCGCCTACGTCGAGCGCGGGCACCTGCCCGTCGCCGCCACGTGGCGCGGCCGCAACCACGACGTGCTCAGAGAGACCGAGGGCCTCGACCTCGGCGCCGACTATATGGTGCAGTGGACCGAGCGGTACAATCTCGCCACGCTACAGGACTGCGGCGTCATGGTCATCGCCGGCACCGATTTCACGGGAAACCCTGGCAACACGCAAAACCCGCACTTAGACACCGCCAAGGGATCCGGGTTCGAAGGGTTGCCGAACGGTGCCGACATCATCATCTTCCGCTCGATCGCGGCTTTCGAGGTTTTCGCGCTGTCGTGCAGCCTCTACCCATGGGTGGCACAGGGTATCCAATCGATCCAGATCATGCCATGGGGTGACAGTGGAGGGCAGCATCCGTTCCTCGACGTCGTCTACAGCCACGAATGCGAGCTCCCAGACAGTCACTTCATCCCTGGGATGGATCTTAACAATGTCGCGATCGTCCGCGCCCGTAAACAGGGCGACCAGCATGCTGGCGCCGTCATGTGGGGCCGTCAGCAGACGTTTTTCCCCGACGGCATGCTGTCGGTGGCAGGAGCGCTCGCATACCCCGACTGGCAGCAAAACTACTCAAAGCTCTTCACGTCGCCTTTCGTGTGGATAGAGCTCACCAACTATGCCGGCCAGTCCATGACGCTCCGTCCCGAGTACCTGCCGAAAGGCGGTGTCACGACGATCGCCTGTCTGCGGCATTTCGCGCCGCCGTCGCCCCGCGTCGTATGCTGGGTGAAGGATTACCTCAAGGACGGTCCTGCGCAAAAAGGTGCGCTGGACGGCAGTTACCTGGACTGTAGCATTTATTTCACGAATTTTCCGACGTTCTCCATCACCAATAATGCTGGCATCGCAGCATTGGCCTCTCAGGCGCATTCGATCGCTTTTTCCCGGCAGTCCGCCGAGTGGGGGCAGCAGAAAGCGCTCGCCGGCAATCAACTCGCCTACGACCAAGCGTCGCAGGCGATGGCGACGTCGACGACGACCACCAACCTCGGCAACGCTGCCCGCACCGCCCAGACGGACTTGTCGAATGCCGCCAGGTCTCAGTCGACAGCCATCACCAACGACGCCGCGTGGGATCAGACGAAGCTGTCGATGGCCAACACTGGGCTCGGCGTCGTCGGAAATCTTTTGAGCGGCAACATCGGCGGCGCTCTGAAGGGCGGTGCATCGATTGCGACCGCAGCGGCGTCGAACAACATCAATACAAGCGCCAGGAACGCACAGACCGAGCTCGCCAACTCCACGGCAGCGGCCTCCACCGGCATCTCCAACCAGCTGGCATCCCAGATCAACCAGGCACAAAACCATCTCGCGGCCTACAACCGCGACACGAACCGTGCCTACGCCGACATGGTCGCCAAAGGGGACTATGCGAACACGATCGCCGGCATTAACGCACGCGTGCAGGATACGCAGCTCACCCAGCCGTCGACGTCGGGCCAGATCGGCGGCGACGCTTTTATGCTGACCACGTCCGGGTGGGCGGTCTGGCTGCGGATCCGCGGCCTCAACTCTGGCGCCGCCCACCGCGTCGCCCAGTTTTTCGCGAGATACGGCTACGCCTGTAACCGGTACGTCGACATGGCCTCCTATCGCCTCGATCTCATGACGCATTTCACGTACTGGAAGCTTGCGGACGTGCACATCGAGGCGCCCAGGTGCCCGCAAATGTTCGTCGACACGATCCGCGGGATTTTCGAGTCGGGCACGACCGTCTGGGGGGATCCTGAGGAAATACCAACCATGAAAATCTATGAAAATGGACCGTATGAGGTGGTGAAGCTGTGAAGGGCGCGGACGACGTCTACGACATGGTAACAGCGCGGGGACGCTTCAAAAGAAATGAGGCGATGGCCCGCACGGGCATGAATTTCAACATCTACTGGCGCACCCTCAGGATGCTTGCCATGGCGAGATTCAAGTGGGAGGGGTTGCCGGACACTGTTGACGAGCGATACGTAGAGATGACCCTCCACAAGAACGGTCTCGTAATTTTCTCCCTCGACCCGCATTTCCGGATTTTCACAGCACTAGCGGGCACCCCGAGCGGCGACCGCGACATCTACAACCGGCCGCTCTCCTACTACCTCAACGCAAACTCCAAGATCAACCGACACGTCAAATCCCGCGACTGTGTACCCATCTGGGCCAACGATATGCATGAGCCGGATAACGACGTCGTCACCGCATACGCGGCGCGGCTATCGGAAATCGACCGCACCATCGACATCAACCTCGCCAACACAAGAAACCCCCTCATCCTCGCCGTCGAACCGTCGGAGATGCTGACGGCACAAAATTTCCAGCGTCAGCTCGTGGAGGGCCAGCCGGTCATCTACACGATCAAAACTAATGGCGGTGAATCCATCGCCGAGAAAGTCGTTACCATCCCGAACCAAGTGCACCCCCAGGTCGTCACCGAGAATCTCGCGGCGCGGAGGGCTATCTGGAATGACGCGATGATGATGCTCGGCATCCAGGCAGCGCCTCCCGGCAAGAAAGAGCGCATGGTCGCCGACGAAGCCAACAGTCTAGACGGGCAGACGATGGCTTTTCGCGGCATGGCGCTCTCCCAGCGCGAGCGCGCCTGCGAGAAAATCAACAAGAAATACGGACTCGACGTCTCCGTCAGCTGGCGGCTCACCGACGCCATGATCGAGGGATTCGTCGGCAACCTCGACGTCGCGAGCGAACAGGAGATCTAATGGCAGCGGATTTCACCATGCTCCTCCGAGACGTCGTGGACGTCACCGGCGGCGACTGGGGCGTAGAGACCTACCCGATCTTCGACGAGGCCTACCGGAAGGACCTCAATACGACCCTCTATGAGGTGTACTGCTATCGCGAGATCGGTTTCGAGACGATCGACATTTTCCGACAACAAGTTGCCGCGAAAATGCGACTAGTCATGCCCTACTACAATCAACTCTACAAATCAACGCAGCTACAGTACGACCCTCTCTCCGCGGTGGACATGACGACCTGGACGGATGCCAACCAGTCCGGCAGCGGCAGCCAGAAATCGACGTCGTCCAGTGAATCCACATCCTCCGGAGAGTCGACGTCGGCCGGCCGCGAGCACGCCTACCCCGGCAGCCCCATCTACAAAGAAGGTGACTACGCCACGACCGGCACGACGTCGGAGGGGCGCACCGCCGGCAAAAACGGTCAAAAAGCAGCCTCCGACGCCTCTCACTCGGATATGGCGGAGTCGCACGCCAGGTCGGGCCAGCGCGGCCGGATGACCTCCGGCGCCGCGCTCGTTATGGAGTACCGTCAGGCGATGCTCAACGTCGACCAGATGATCGTCGCCGAACTTGAGCCCCTTTTCATGGGGATCGCCTCGTCCGGAGACGCCCACGTCGGGTCGGACGCGACATATCCTTTCGGTCTGTGGTATCCTTGGTGGGGGAGGTAATAAATGCCGGTAGAAAATGTGCCGTTTTTCACAATCCAGGACACGCCGCTCACGAATGTCACACCGTTTACATTCCGAGACGGCATCACCTACGTCGAAAAACTCGAACGCGTCGCCAGGAACTGCCAAAACCTTGTCGACGCCATCAACAAATGCATAAAAATATGCAACGAACTCGAAGCCAACGTCAACAAGACGGTCGCCCAGCTACGTGCCGAAACCGACCGTAAAATACAATACGCCATCGACGAGCTCTATAGGAAACTCGCCGCCCCCGGCGGCGGGGAAGACTTTGTCCCCGACCCCGGCCGCGGCGGTACCACCCA